TGTATGAGAGACGGGGTCACCAGGCACCCCGCAGCCGACGGCGGGGGCGGGTATCCTGCCCCGCCGTCGGCTGCGGGGTGCCTGGTGACCTGTGCGCGAGCTCGGCGCAGGGAGGGGCCAACCTCGTCGACCTGCAGCTCAACGACCGTGCGACGATCGCCCTGCTGCGTTTCGTAGGAGCGTTGCGTGAGGCGACCCTGAACGATGACGCGCATGCCCTTGCGGAGTGACTCTGCGACGTTCTCGGCGACATCGCGCCACACGGAGCAGCGCATGAAGAGGGGGTCTCCGTCGCGCCATTCGCCGGCGTTGCGGTCGTATGTTCGCGGGGTGGAGGCCACCGTGAAGTCAGCGACGGCGGAGCCGGACTGTGTCCAGCGGAGTGTGGGGTCGGCGGTCAGGTTACCGACGAGGGTGACGAGTGTTTCGCCGCTCATTGGTCTTCCTCGTTTTCTTCGTAGGGCATGACGGTGAATCGGATGGAGCACATAGGGATGCCCATGCGCTTGCTGGTATGGCGGGGGTCGAGGCGCATGTCCGGTCCCTGCAGGTGCCGCGCGTCGTCGTCCGGGAGCAGGCCCGCGTCCACAAGCCCGTCCACGAGTGCCTTCAACGTGGGCATGTAGTTGTGGAGGTCGCGGCGGCGGCCGTCTGGGAAACGAACCCACGCGACGAGTCGCGCTCGCATGAAGGTCGGGCAGTGTGCGGCGCGGGCCATCACTCTGGCTTGCATGCGCAGGGTCCGAATCCGCGGGGAGAGAGTGCGGCGGTCGGCTCGGCCGTTGAGCGAGAGCATGTCTGCTTGGGGCAGATCGAAGGGGCCGATCTCCCACAGCGGGACTACAGTCGCGTCATTCATCGCACTCATCTCCAATCTGCGGATAGAGGCCATCAACGAGCGCATCGACGGCGTCACCGATGGTCTTGCGGATGTAGGTGCGCTGTTCGTTGGACGTAGCGCACAGGTCGGCGATCGCGACGCCGGCGTCAATCAGGATGGCCGCCGAGCTGATCGCGCGTGCCTGAACCCGTGCCAGTTCCCGTTCAAGGGCACGGACGTGATTCGCGCGCTCGTTTTCGAGGAGGAGCTCTTCAGTCACAGTCCTTCCCCTCCCTCGTAGACGCGCAGCCCCGCTGGTTCACTAACGCTCCCCACGGGCACAGGTGGAAGCAGTGCATTCTCCAGGTATGGGATTGACGGCCCGTCGTATAGGAGCTCTCCCGTCACTGGCCCCTGAAGCAGTACTGAGCCAGCGGACCAGCCAAGGCACGCATCAGTGCCCCAGATGAACGAGGACCGCCCGTAGCCATCCCCGACGCGGACCCGCAGAGGAATCTGCCAGGCCGCAGCCGACGCCGCGAACGTGCGGACGACCGCAGGGTCCATCTCCACAGCCGCATCCTGATAGAGCACGGCTTGCGCTCCATCCAGCAGCAGGCGCGCTGCGTCGACGCGGTCCTCATCCATCGGCTCCGCAGCCGGGGCGACACGCGCCATCTGAGGCCCATACAAGACACCCGTCTCCTGGACAGTGATGCCCTCCCTCTCATCGAGGAGAAGGCTCACCCGCTCGACGGGAACCCCCGCGAGGAACGTAGCCAACGACTCAACCGCAGAGCGACGCAGCCACATTGATTTCACGCCATCGCTGTAGCTATCTCCATCAAGGACGTTGAATCGCACCGCGATCGCGCGCTTGCGATCAATCGCGACCGCAAGCACCATCACGCAATCCTGGACGACGGCCAGGCGCATCAGGCCCGCACCGTTGTCCGGGGCATCCTCGGGAATCTTCCTGGCCACATGCGGCAAGGCTGCACGAAGCGCCCCCTCCAAGGCCGCCCGAGCCACGACCACCATCGTTGATGCTTCGTTAGTCATCGGAGAGCCTCCTCACCGATCGTGAGTACATGTCGCGCGCGCACTCAACGAGTCCGCGACGCGCCAGCGGCGACCCCGATCCCTCGCACAGCCACGCGCTCCTGTCCTGGCCATCCTCCGGGGCGATGCTCTCCGCAACGACGATAAAAGCCCCCAGTACACAGCCAGGACCGTGCTTTTCCGCAACCAACGCAGACACAGCGTCTTCGAGAGCACTGAACGCGGTACCGTCGGCGCTCATCAGTACACCTCCCTAGCTCGCGGCCCCCAGGTGATGACTGCGGGGGTAGCCTCGACCTTCTCGCAGAATGCCTCCTCGCCCTCACCGAGGGGGTATCCCCAGTGCTCCAAGGTCCGCAGGTACAGCTGAACGAGGCTGTCAAAGCGTTCGCCCCTGGGGCTGCGCCAGTAATCGCGGCCCATACCGCCCTCGAGGACACCGATACACCACGCGAGGCGTGCCTTAGCCGCCTGCGCGGCTGACATCGTGAGCCCGTACCCCATGTCATCGAAGTTGATCAGCGCGCGGCCCTTCGCCTGCGATGCGTCGGACACCTGGTATTGGTTGTAGATGACGGGCATTTCCAGGAGCGCCGTGTCCTTCGGCAGAGGGCGCTTCAAGAGCACGTCCTTAATCCAGGCGCGGCGCACTTCGCCTTCCTGAGCTGCCTGACGGTTCGCCTCGACGGTCGCTGCGCGATCGGCTTCCTGCGTTGTCCTCGCCCTGTCCTCACGGGTGAAATGCCCATGCGAGGCGTAGTCCAGGCACACAAAGCGCGTCTGCACATTCGTGTAGTCGCCCGAGCCAATCACCGAGACATACGCCACGTTGCCGGGGCAGTTGTCGTGCGGCTCAACCGAGTTGCCGTACTCGTCGACCAGGTTCCACAGAAACTGGTTGCTCTTCGGAAACCCGTCGTAGAATTCGTCCTCGCGGATGACCTTGACGCCCTGCTGGCGCAGCTCGAGGACCGCATCCTCATACACTCGACGGCGGCGGGCCTCGTCGCGGGCGCGCTCGAGGAAATGATCGATCTTGCCGGGGGCCTCGCGAATCTCCTCGACGACCATGCCCGCGATGTCCTCGGGGAGGTCAGCCTCAGCCTCAGCGATTTTCGCGAGATCATCGAGGCCTAGATTCACCGACTCCCCGAGCTCTGCGACCTCCTGCGAAGCGTTAGCGACGCGGCGGGCCAACGTGGCCTCGCTGGCCTTCACGCCGCGCTTGCGCAGCTCGGAGGCCGGGAGCCCCATCAACACGAGTTGGTTAATGGCGCGCGCACGGTCAACGGTCGACGTGTGCGCATGCTCGTCATTCTCCGTGAGCTGCAAGCCGATGCGGTCCAGGTCGTTCGCCACGTCGACGATACGCACCGGCACCGTCTCCAAGCCCGCCTCGATGGCCGCGCGGTGGCGACGGTGGCCGTCGAGAACCACCAAGCCCGTCAGCGTCGGATACACGTCGATGTCCTTCAGAACACCGAGACCGGCGATCGTCTCCACAAACTCGGGGCCGACACGCAAGTCAGCGCGGATGTTCGACCCTCCCTGCAGGAGCGTCGGGTCGATCAGCCACCGCTGGCCAGGCTGGACGGCCCCAATCGGGTCCGCCGCGACCTCAGCCGACAACACGCCAGTGCCCGTCGATGACACGGCCGTGGTTTCTTCGCGGCGCGGCTTCAGGCCAACCGCCTGCGCGACATCAGCCAGGTCCGTCAGGTCGTAACGCGCGGGCGCGTTCGGAGTCGCCTCTCGCACGACGGTAATCCAGTGAGCCTCACGCAGGCGATCAAGGGCACGACGCAGCGTCCGCGCAGACAGGCCAGTCAGGCGAGCCAGCTCAGCCTGCGCGACCTCGACATGACCGTCATCAGTGATAAGGCCGAGCATCGTCTCCGCGACGGTGCGGGCCTGCACATCATCAGCGGCAATCGCGATAGCCTCAGTCATTTGCCTCACCCCTCTGACGGTCTTCCTGCATCTGCAGAAGGCCGCGACGCATCTCGCGGAACTCGCGTGTGTTCGTGCGCCAGTCCTGCCACAGCCCCGCCGTCACCAGCGCCAGCACCCCCAGGACGAGGACGCCCATCATCGTTTCGGTCACTTCTCTGCCTCTTCCTGCTCGGTGTCTCCTGCGGCAAAAATCGTCGTGCCGCAGTTCGGGCACTCGAACGTTGGTGCCGACGGCGTCGGCGGCGCCCAGTCCGGCTTCTCCACGACGGCCGCGCGCACCTCGACAATCCGGCGCGCGTGCATCACAGACGGGCTCGGAGGCGACATCAGCAACAGCCCCTGGCGCTCAACCTCCTCGACGAACGCCGCGTTAGCCAGCCCCAGCAGGTGCGGCATCGGCAAGTTCGCGTCCTCGATAGGGAACTCAACGATCATCTCGACGGACCTCATGCCCGACGCTCCTTCCACGCGACGTAGACCAGGCGCTCGGCGAGCGCCGTCGGGGGCAGGATCGCGGCCGCAGCCGCCACCCACCCGTCAATCAGGGACCCGAGCCACCACGCCAGCACCAGCAGGACCAGCGCCACGAACAGCCTCGCAACATTCATCGCGTTCACTGCTTTCCTCCCTGTGCCTCACGCGCACGCGAGCGCGCCAACGCAATCCGCTTTTGCGCGGCCGTCTGACGCTTGCGCAGCTTCATCACCGCATCGAGGCGCCGTAGCGCTTCTAACACCGGCGCACTCAACGCGACTGTCTCGGTCGTGTTAACCTGATTCATGACTGATAGTCCTTTCTTGGACTGCCCCGGCCGACCCCAATCGGCCGGGGCGCTTTCTTTTCAACTGGGGACCGTGGGGCCGGGCGGAGACTCGCAACCCACCAACACTCAAACCCGGCCCCACGGAGCTAACCTCGCCGCACCCCACCCTCGGGATGCGCGAAAATCTTGTACTTCGACACCTGAACGGTGTGGCCTGCCGGGGTATGAGCACTGGCCCCCGGCAGGCCACGGTCTCCCTCAGCACCGCCGGAGTGAGCGGAGGAAGATGCTGAGGAAGACGAACCATCCGCACCACGGATGGCCCCCTCCTCGGTAAGGTGGGTAACACCCGCCAGGCCGCACGAAGCAGTGCAGCCACCACACCTCACCGAGGAGGAAGAATGACAACCATGTCCGCTGGCCCCACCCTTGCTGCCACTCTCGACAACATCAAGCAGCGACTGCAGAGCCAACAGCACACGCTTGAAATCTCTCTGGGTGACAGAGATGTTGACGCTTACCAGCGGCTCGCTGTCCGCGCGGAACTCGATGCGCTCTGGGAGGCTGTTGAAGTGCTCGCTGCCCTCATGTCCGGCGTGGAACTTAGTCGTGTGCCGATCCACGATTATTTCGGAGAGCGCCGGGAGTCGTGACTCGTGCGCCTGCTGCCCCTCTCGTGCGAGATACTCCGCAGCAGCGCCGCCCACCGCAGACTCGCGAATGTTCGACGCATGGGTGTTCGCGACGTCGGCCGACGAGGCCACGCGAGCAGCCGCGCCGCCCACCGCCGAACGCTCATGGCTCTTGAAAGCGTCGAGGAACATCTCAGCTTCACGCAGGTCCGTGCACGCCTTGATGACAGCCTGACGGGCCTCCTCGACAGCCTCGCGGGCCGATGCTTCCCCGTGCATCACGCTGCACCCCCTTCGCCGTGTTCCTCCGACGCCTGCAGGGCTTCGAGTGCGCGCACATTCAGGCGCTGCAGCTTCGCCAGGACCACATCCTGAATCTGCAGCATGTCGCTCTGCGCGCGAGCAAGAAGCGCTTCGTCGAACCAGCAACGAATATGCGGCGATCCAAGGATGAGCGCCGCCTTCTGCAGGGCAGCAGCCGCTTCGAGGAGCTTGCTCTCCGCGTATGCTTCATGATCGCCGTCGACGCGCAGGACCTTGCAGGGCTGCACATCCTCACGGATGAGCGGCGCGTCAGTGTTCAACGCCTCGATACGAGTAGTTGTGCAGCCCTCTGCTCCACAGAAGATCATGCTGCGCCACCTCCGACCACGGCCTCATCCACAGCGGGGTGGACGCAAATGTACATGCGGGTCCGTACCATGCGACCAGCGCCCGTTTGAGGGCGTTTGAGTTCGCATGAAAGGAGGTGACAGGCATGGCGAAAGGCGGAAAGAGCGGAGGCGGCAAGTCCTCCAAGGGCACTTACCGAAGCGCCGTGACCGGACGTTACGTCACGGCCGCTTACGGTAAGGGCCACCCGAACACGACCGTCAAGGAATCTGGCAAGTGATCTGCTAATCGTGTTCTCCCGGTGGGCGGGTGCCCAGGCACACGGGCGCCCGCCCACCAAGCTTTCATTCATCCTCATGAGAGTTCTCCATGTTCTGACGCATCCATGCGTCCAAATCTGCAATCGAGTACCGGACCAACTGCCCGCGCTTCGCATAACGGGGACCGTCCCCGGCCCGGCGCAGCGCGTACAACGTAGACTCAGACACCTGCAAGTAGTCCGCCGCCCCCTTCGGGGTTACCCACCCCGGGGTCACGAGGACTCACCCCCCAGCTCCGCCGCGACGCTGCGCATCACGCCGCGTCACCGCCATCGATGGAGCCGTGGAAGGCGTGGAGGATGACCGTGCCCGTGCGCTCGTCCTGGATCGCGTAATCCTCGGGAGCGGACGGCGCGGCCGCGAGCGCGGAGCGTCGCTCGGCGGCGTCGCGCTCATCGGCTGCGATCTGTTCGATGTATGCGCGGTCGAACAGGTACTGGCCGGTCTGGCCGGGCATCTTCTGGATAGGAGCGATGCGGCCTGCGCCGATTCGCTGATGCACAGTCCTCTTGGAGATGCCGAGCATGTCGGCGACCTCAGAGACATTCACAAGCTGATTTGTAGGCATGTGCATAGCATTGCATGGTTTTCAGATATGCACAAGTCGGCATGTGCATAGGTTGCAAATTCTGCGCATGTAGGGCGCGCCTCAACTTTGCGCGAAACATTGCATGAGCACCCCAGATATGCGAAACTAGGCATATGAGCACTTCACTCCAAACCCTCGCCAGCACAGGCTTTATTCCTCAGTGGACCATTGGGGATCGCCTGCGCAAGGCACGCGAAATGACTGGCCTCACCCAGGTCCAGTTCGCCGAGCGCGTGGGGCTCTCGCGCGCCACGGTCAATAACAGCGAGCTCAACAAGAGTCAGCCGCGCAAGTCCGTTGTGCTTCTTTGGGCAATGGAGACCGGCGTCGACCGCGACTGGCTCATGACTGGCTCTACAAACAACGAAACCCCCGACCCTGATGGGCCGGGGGGAGAGCTCCTGCGGTTGGATTCGAACCAACAACCGTCCGGTTATCGGCTTGGTCACAATGTTACCTTTTTGTTTCCTTCGCGCCCGAGCTGGGACAACACCGACGATCTTCCTTCCATCGCCTAGATTACGGCATCTTTCCGGTGGACACGCTCGCACCGTCGCGAGACAGTGAATCACCCACCAACACTTACCCCGCAATGGTCGCAACAGGGGGCTTGCTCATCCCCCCTCCCGCGAGCGCGGGGCGCTGCGAGAGAACTAGGACACACAGATGACACCCCTCTGGGACTGGGACACGGCCGTCGCAGATTGGACTACCGCGATGCAAGCTGCGGGCCGTTCACCCCGGACGATTCGCCTCTACTCCTGCCACCTTCGCAAGGTCATCCGCGAATGCCCCGATGGCCCTGCCTCCGTGACCTCGACTGATCTGCGGTTCGTGCTCTCCGCTGGGTCGTGGAAGCCTGAGACGCGCAAGAGCGTGCGTGGTTCTGTCACGGCGTTCTTTCGTTGGGCTCACGGAGCGGGCTTCATTTCCGCCGACCCTGCGCAGGGCCTGGCGGCCGTGCGCGTGCCCGCCGGCGTCGCCCGGCCCGTCCCTGACGACGTGCTCCACGACGCGCTCGCACGGGCTGACGAGCGCGACCGCACGATGATTCTCCTCGGCGCTTACGCGGGCCTGCGCTGCATGGAGATCGCGCGCGTCCACTCCCGCGACTGGGACGGGACCGGCCTGTACGTGACGGGCAAAGGCGGGAAGACCCGATATGTTCCGATTATCCGCATGGACCTGCGCCGCGCCCTGACCGCTTGCCACGGCTACCTGTTCCCAGGACAAGACGGCGGGCACCTCTCCGCTGGGTACGTCTCGAAGCGTCTCGCGCGGGCACTCCCTGCAGGCTGGACCGGGCACACCCTGCGGCACCGCTGCGGCACAGCCATGTACGCAGGTACCCGCGACCTGCTGGCCGTCGGGGCTGTCCTCGGACACGCGAGACCCGAGACGACACGGCGCTACGTGCGTCTGCCGGACGACGCCCTCATTAGCGCTGTGCGCGCCGCCGCATAAACACGAAAGGCAGCCCCACACCCAATTTCGAGGGTGCGGGGCTGCCTTCTTGTTCTACGGATGGACGAGGGAGGGATACGAGGCCATCAGGCCCGTCGCTCCCTTCGCAAGCGCTTGGCGCGCCTGCGAGTCATTGACGATGATGTGCGCGATCGTCGGCTTGCCTGATGCGTTCAGGCGATTCCAGACGTCCGCGCCGGCGTTCCACTCCATCCCGATGACATCCCACTGGGACAGGTCCGAGGCCGCAACCTCGTTCGGATACAGCATTGCCATGACCTTGTAGCCGCGAGCCTTCGCCCGCTTCGCGCCGGTCCCCTTCGCGAAGACCTTCCACAAGACCCTACGCTCAGGGTGCCCACCGAACGTCGTGTCCAAGTAATCGAACAGCTGCTCTTCGGCCGCCAGGTCACCCGGATTGCGTTGGTCTTCCGAGGACGTGGTCTTGTGGTCGATGGCGAGCACGATGTCATCCGGCACCTGATCGATAATGTCTGTCAGGCGCATGAACCCACCCGAGGCCTGGCGGAGCGTGCGCAGCGTCGACCACGGGGTGTTCCAAATCTGGTAGTCGGTGCCCGGCACCGTCCTCGACGTCTTCCAATCATGAATAGCGACGAACTCGCCCGAGGCGCACCGCCGCACAGACAACTCGAGTGCCTTAAACCCCGCGCGCAACGAAGCACTGAGACCCGTCTGCGTGAACTCCGGAAATTCGGTGCCACCCATCCGATGACTGATGTAGAACGGGCGCCGCGACAGGAATGCCGTCACCACGTCTTCGCCTGCAGGAATCACCGGCGTCGACGGAGCACGCCTCGATAGGCTCACATCGCCACCTGCGCGCCGACGCACTCGCACGACGCCAGCCCTGTCACCGCCTGCGCGCCGGCGCTCGTAAACGACTAGGTCAGGCATGCGCGATCACCTGCACCGCAAGGCCATTGCTCCCCTGCGCGTTAGGGTAGGTGACGACCATGTCCGCAGGCTGCGAGCCCGTGCGACGCGCCAACGTCACCGTCTGATAGTTGAGACCCTCCTGCGACGCGAAGGCGAGCTTTTCCCAGCCAGCGGAGACAGTCACCTGCTCCGAGGACTCAACTGCACTCGTCCGCTCGAATGCGAAGCCCAGCACGACGCCGGCACCCGCGAGCGCGGGAGCCGTGCAGGTCGTCGTCTCGGTCGGCGGGGCCTGGCGCTTCTTGACGTCGCCAGCCTTGATCGTGGAGGCTCCTCGGATCGAGGCGGCAGCCCAGCCGATCTCCGCGACCTGGCTCAGCGTCAGCGTGACAGTGGGCGACCATGGGCCGGTGATGACGACGGCGCGCATCGTGCCGACCCAGTACGGGGCGACAATCTGGTCCCAGCCCTGCGGGACGGTCAGGTTCGCCGGCGTGCCCTGTGCTTTCTCGTTCAGGCCGATCACGATCTTGTCTCCGGCCTTGCCATCGACCTTGATCGTGACGGTCTGGCCGACGACCTGACCGGCTGCGCTGGCGACGAGCGTCGGGCCAGCTGCGGGGGCAGGCCCGGGAGTCGGGGACGGAGCAGGGGCAGCGCCAGAGACGAGGAAATAGAGCGTGCCGTCCGGGAGGGCCTGCGCTTCGGCCTCTGTCGAGCAGACGGTGATGCCGACGCGCTTCAGTGCCTCGGCAAGTTCGGCCTTGGTCGCCAGGCCCGTGAGATCACTCGTGTGGGCCACTCCCGCCACGTCGGCCTTGGTTGCCAGGCCCGTGAGTTCAGCCTTTGTGGCCAGGCCCGTGAGATCACTCGTGCGGGCCACGCCCGCCACGTCGGACTTTGTGGCGTATCCGGCGAGGTCCGCGCGGCTCGGGAGGTCAGCGACCTGCTGGCGTGTGGCGTAGCCTGCGAGGTCGGCGCGTGTGGCAAGTGGAGCCAGGTCGGTGCGCTTGGCGTATTCGCCGAGGTCGACCTTTCCGCCGGCGGAGGCTCTGGCGAGCTCTTCCTTGGTTGCGAGTGGTTCGATGGCCTTCGCGATCGCTTTGTCTGTGCCTTGCTTCGTGTAGAGCGTGGGCTTTGCCATGGTTAGCCTCCGATTGTGATTGTGTCCCCGTCGTCAGAGACGACTCCGCTGATGGTTGCTGTGTCTCCGTCGCTGTCGACGTGCACGTCTGGGGTGCCGGTCTGGGGTGCCGGTGTGGGCGTCGCCTCGCCGGAGAACACGCTGTCGAGCGTGTAGGCCATGCCGGGCTTCAGCGTGACTGTCGCTTCTCGGAGTGTCCGGCCGGGGACGCTGAGGCGCAGGTGGACCTGCGTCGGTTCCGTGAGGTCGAGGGGCAGCATGATCTGTCCGCGCGGGTTAGCTGCCCGAGAGACGGGGCCGACTGCCATCATGGACGTTGTCTCCCCTGTCTTGGTCTTCAGGGTCGCCGTGATGTAGGCGAGGGGTTCAGGTGAGCCGTCGAGTCGCGTGACGTTTCCACTCACGATCGTTCCTCCCATTTGTCTACCTTCTCCTGTAGTCTGTCGAGGCGCTCATGCAGTCTCGCGTGGGCGTCGTGAGCGTGTTCGTCGATGGTGCGCTGCGAAGACTCGCGCGCCGTCCGTTCATCGTGGAGCTCGGCGGCCATCTTGGAGCCGCGCTCATCGATTCGTCCGACGCGCGCTTGTACGGCGCTGAGGCTCTCGCTGTGCGCGTTGAGCGTTGCTTCCATTCGGGCGCCCTGATCGAGGAGGCCCGTCACCTGTGTCGCTAGAGCGCCGATCTGGTCCGAGACAACCCAGACGGTCTCAATGGCTTTGTCGAGGTCGTCTCTGACATTCGTATCGTGGTTGTTCTTGATTTCCGCGTCCGCGCTCTTCGCTGCATCACGGGCCTCAGACGCGGTCTCCGAGATGTGAGCGAGCCGCGCGTCGAACATGCGGCCGACGTACCGTAGGCCCGCGACGACTGTCGCGGCGGCAGCGCCAATGATGGCAACCACCGCCGCGACAATTGCTGCGACGACCTTCGGGTCGGCGATAATGTCAATCACGCGTACTGTCCGACGTGCCCGTCAGCTCGTCGAGCGGCTGACCGCCCGGAGTTGCAGCACCGACCCAATCGAGGATGCTCGCACCGTTAATGCGGACGGCTGACAGCATCGTGTACACCGACCAGGCGACGCCGAGGAACACGGACATCTGCGTGACGAGCAGACGCCACGTCGCCGGGTACGATCCGGAGACCCACACGGCCGCAGTCGTGATGAGAGCGACCGCGACGAGGAGCACCACACGGCGGCGGCGCGTCCACCACGGCTTGTCCAGCGCGGCCTGAACCATCGGCCACACAAGGCCGACAATGACCGTCGTGATGAAGGGGTCCGCTTGAAGCCTCATCAACAGCGTATCCATTTCTCAGTCTCCCTTCTCCGCGCCCGCGAGCGCCTGGTTGATGGCCGCGTTGGTGACGGCTCCGTAGTATTCGTCGACCTCGACGCCGACCGCGCTTTGCAGCTGGCCGACCACGCGGTCATGGGCTGTGTCGGAGTCGTCGCCCCAGATGCCGTCCGGGTCCGCGCCAATGATCGACTGGACGTACTCGACGCCCAGGGGGAACTGGCGGCCGCCCCACGAGCTCGCCGCCACGACCGCGTACACGCGGCGCGTGGTGTCGGGGCCGAGGACGTTGTCCGCGTCCGCGCCAACTGCGCGCTGGATTCCCGTGATGTCCGTGTAGCCGCCGGATGAGCCGGTGGCTGCGTCGGAGTAGTAGGGGCGGATGACCGCGCACACGGCATCCCAGTCGCGGGACCGGCGGTAGACTCCACCACCGTTGGACTGGGAGCCCGCAGCGCCCGAGGAGGTGTTGCCCTCGATGGTCTGCACCCACGACCCGTAATTCGCTTCGACCAGGCCGACGTGGTCGGCCACGCCGTCCCCGTCCCAGTCAAAGCAAATGAGGTCACCAGGGGCTGCGTTCGACGGGTCGACGAGCTGACCGGCCGCCCGCGCAGCGCTGATGCCATAGGGCACGTAGGCGAAATCGCCGCCCGGGATCACCGAGTTACCATCGTCGTCCGTCAGGCACCACGAGGCGAACATGGCACAGAACGGAACGCCGCTCTCGCCGTAGTACGCGCCATGCTTGGCGGCGTACCAGCGGCCAAACGCCGAGCCCGGCAGGGGGTCATCCCATCGCGAGTAGCCGATCTGGCTTGCAGCCCATGCGAGTGCCTTAGATGCTGTCATGCTCATCGCGTGACCTCCTCGTAGGGGAACTCGATGGGCGTGACAACGTCGGCCGGAGTGTCGGTCGCCGGAGGCATGGACTCCATGAGTTCTTCGATAGTCAGTTCCATATGTCTCTCCTCAATCGGGTAGACGAAACCCCCCGGACGGGATTGTCCGAGGGGCGAGTTCAGTTGTCGGCTGTCAGTAGCCGATGGCGGTCCAGGAGTATGCGTGACGTCCAGGGGTCGTGACTCCCGGGAGCATCGCGCGGAATCCGTTCTTGCTCATCGAGTCAAGGCAGAATTGCTGGGCGTTCTTGAAATTCCACTGCGCCGAGCCGGTTCCATACAGCGGCGTCAAGGTGACAGACACACAGTCATTCGGGAATGGCGTCTGGAAGGTAATAGTGTCGAGATAGAGATTCCCAAACTGCACCTCCGTCGCTGACGTGGCGACCTTGCCGGCCTTGATGAGGCCATTGCGCACGCCGACGCTGAGGCCGGAGCCGACCGGCACGTCGCCGACTGCAGACAGCTCCATCTGCAGATTCGACTCGCCCGACCAGCGGCGCCCATCCCACACCCTCACGGCGTTAAGGTCGGTCCTCCACACGTAAACAGGCTGCGCCGCCGAGGCCACCAGGCCAGCAGCCGCGAGCGCGGACACGTACTGCGCCGCCGCCGTTTCGGAGGCACACGCCTTGTAGGAGGGAATGGACAAGGACAGGGCCAGCAGGTCCTGGCGCTGTGCGGGGTCGGTAGGTGAGGGGACGCGGTGTCCCCGCTGGTCGAGGTAGCTCATGAGTGTCCTATCGGGAGGTGTAGGTGATACGGATCGAGAGGCTGTCTCCGGAGGCCTGGACGCCGCCGTATGTCTGTCCGACGAGGGCGAGGCCAGCTCCCGGGGTTAGGAGCTGGGAGGCAATGCGCGTGATGTCGACGGTCAGGGAGGTTGCCCCCACCTGGACGGGGGCGCTGATCGTCGCGCCCGTCGTGACTGGTCCGGTGTCCGAGTAGGTGGCGGGCGCGATCTGCGCTGACCATGCGGCTGACGTCGGATGCGGACGGAGCGTCAGCGTGGCGGCCGTGATCGTGATGCGTCCGAGTGCCTCGGCTTGGCGTCCGTAGGTTGCGAGGCCTGTGAGGCGGTGGCCACCGGCGGTTCCCTGCCAGGCCCCGCCGCCGCCGTGCCGTGTCCATGCTGTTCCATCCCAGGTGCCCGCCCACTGTGGGATCAGCGTTGCTTCGCGCACGCTCTTCGGCGGAGCTGGCAGCTCTTTCCACTGGGGAAGCGGGTTCTCGGGTTTGGGCGCCGGACCGAGCGCGTGTAGCGCCCGGCCGGTGTCTGGGTCGAGCAGCACGTGCGCGGTCTCGACTCCGGTCCAGTTGACGGCCGTCGCTGAAATCTGGATCGGCGGCCCGCCGTACAAGCTGACGTTGAGGGCACGGCCACCCTCGATGAGGCTGACCACGCGCGCGATCGCCGTCGGTGACCTGTCCGACCCATAGCGGGGAGGCAGATCATCGGGCACCGTCGAAATCAGGTCCATCACGGGGCTGCTCATACGCTCACCTCCACATCGGTCTTCTGCGTGCCCCTGTAGGTGAGCGGCACCTCGTATGCCGAGACGGTTCCCCACATCGTCTTCGTGGACGCGGCGTCCACGGGCCGCGTCACAATCTCGACGTGCGCGTCCAGTCGGATACGCGGGTCCGGGGCATGCTGCACGGGGACCTTGATTTTCTTCCTGACCGAGTCTGCAAGCATCGCCTCGGCTGTACGCTTAGCCTGCTCGTAGCTCGTAATCAGCGGGGATGAAAAGAACCTTGGCACGGTGCCATAGGGACCATCGACACGCATCGGTCCCGTCAGTTGATCGGCGATCGCCTGGAACGAGGGTGCCCCCTCGTCGGAGGTTTGTTGCCCCCGAGCGACCACGCGGTTGTACACCTTGTCGCGACTCACCGAGGCCGCCACCCCGACGACCGTGCCGTCCTCCCCATCCGAGAGGAGCAGCGCCGGCCGCGCGGTGGGCGGCGCAGTCGGCGGGGACAGATACATGATTCCGTCCCCGCCCTCACGCACGCTCGCAGGCCATGCTTTCGCGATCTCGTAAACCGCGTCGATGCGGCTCTCGCCCCAAGACATCGATGGGCAGGGCCTGTCGCCGAGGGCCGGATCGATGATCACGCCGATACGCGCACCGACCAGGCGGCGAAGCTCCGACGCGAGAGTGCCCGCCGGGTCGGGCGCCATTGGCTCCGTCAGCCTATCTTCCTCGAGGCGCTGCATCAGGCTCTTGCCCGTCACTCGCACCGTGGACGGTCCCGGCTCCACCGAGGTAATAAGGAACCGGCCTAGCTGAACCGTCCACCAGCCCGCGCCGACGAGCGACCCGACCGTCATACTCACATGGAGCACCTGCCCGTAGCAGCCGAGCGGGTGCTCTGGGTCCACTGGGTCCCAGTCTCGCCAGTCCTCCCCCTGCACAGCTCCCACACGGGGCACCGTCAGGGACAGGGTGCCCTGCACCTGCTGACCAGCGTCCCACGACACCGACCCATCTTCGACGGGCACCTCCCCCAGGTACTGCGACCCCAGCCACGACTCCACGGTGACAGACACCGAGTAGCCCGAGGTCAGCAGGTCCTCCGGAATCTGCTCGACGTCGGCCGGCATGCTCATGCGTCCTCCTGCCAGATAGTCCTGTCGAACTGATCCCACGGCCACCGACGAGCATCCAGGCCACTCCACGTCAGTCGGCGCTTATCGAAGTCGTTCCACGTCGACAACGTCAGCGTTGTGTTCGGCTGCGGCAGATCGACGATCGTGCCCTTGAGCTGCCAGATGCGCTCGGCGACATCGAGGCGCGGCGCACGCTCCATCGATGCCGATGTCACCGACATGAGCGTCACTGGATCGACGTCGCACGTCCCACGCTTGCACTGCACGCAGTGGCGCGGGTTGTGGAAAAGCGCCACCGGCGTCTGAGACGCCAGAAGCGTCTTCATGGCCGCCGTGTCCTGCAGGTTCGTGCGAGCCGTGAGAGACACCGTGCCGCGCCCCATCGTTGGCGCATATACCACCAGGGGTGTCGCGCGGCCCGGCACCTCATGCTCCGTCACCCGCGGTTTTAGTTCACGCTGGTCAGTGCCCTGCCACAGGACATTCACAGGCTTCGCGCCCGCCGTGTCAGTCATCAGCGACAGGCCGCCCCATGAGCGGACCACCGGCTCCGATTCGACCGTGAGGCCCCTCGACGTCGTCAGCCTGTACCTGATCGGCGTGTTGATCGGTGCGAGCGGGTCCCCAATGATGCGCTGCAAGCCCTTGGAGGACCATACTCCCCCGCGAGGAATCCACGTGAAGCCCGTGTCCGTGACGCCCTCGACATAGCAGGCCGCCCCGGCGGGGACGCACGCCGGGGGAATCACGATCTGGACCCTGGGAGCCTGTCCACCCGCCACAATCGCGACAGGCAGCGACGACATATCGACGTCCGCCTCGACCTCCCGCGACGTCGAAACGCCGCGAGCGCCGGTCCACTGGTGCGTGAGCGCCCTCGATGAGTACCCGATGCGACTCGGCGGTGTGTCTCCGTCGAAGAACTCCCCCGCTGCTGCCTCGAGTGCCTCGCCTGGGGTGGGGGCCGTGACGATGAGGACGTCATCGAGGTACACCCAACCCGGCAGAGTGCCGCGCTCGGCCTCCGAGGTCGTGCGGGCCTCGAACCGAAGCCGCACGGCCGTCGCCCCAGATGGAGCTGTGAACGCCCAGACGGGGCGAACCCCATCCGCGCTGGCGGCCAACAGCGCCGGAGTCTTCTCCGTGACGCTGCGGCCGCCCACGGTCCACTCCGGGGAGACAGCAGCCGCGAGGCCAGGACTCGTGCGCACAAGCGCCGAGATCGCGACGGTCTGCCCTCCGGCGACAGTGACTGCCGTTGGCGCGGCAGCCGGACCCTGCGTGCCGGGCGGCACGTCGATCGCCAGATACTGCGGAGACTGGCGAGCGTGCCCGCCCCACGAGTCAGTATCCGAGCCGATCCTCACCGTGGCCGGAGCGATCTTCGCCCATTCCCGCAGTAGATACGCGAACGACGGATTGCGGCAAAGATTCTCACGAGCCACTACCTGCTCCTTCCAGCTAGCTGCTTACGGCGAACCAGGACGCCGGTGCTGATCGACTCCACATGCGCACGGAACGAATGGCCATCGTCCAGCACAAGGTTGACCTGCGCGCCATCGAGCGACGGCACCGCGTTTGCTCCACTCGCCGCGAGCGCACTGACATCTGCCCACTGCCTCGCGGTGAGGATCGCTTCTCTCGTGCCCGTCTGGTTGACGGCTGCGGTGACTCCCGAGGGCAGCCATCCGCCGCGATCGTATTTGCGAGCTCCGCCGTAGCGGCCGACGGTCGGCGACCCCCAGATACCTGTGTGCCTGGCGTTGAGGCCGGGCTTTGGCTCCTCGATCATCTGGCCGCCACCGGCGTAGATCGCGATGTGGTGGGCAGGTGCTCCCCAGAACAGCAGGTCACCGGGGGCGGCCTGCGTCCAGGGGATCATGGTGGAGCCGGACTGATACCCAGCTGCCGTGAGGCGCGGCCACCCCAGACCAAGCTGCTGCGCGGCCCAATACACCAGGCCCGAGCAGTCCAGACCCGGCGGGATCGCCGAGCCACCCCACACGTAGGGGACCTGCATTTGGACGGCTCGCATCGCGGCGCCCACGAGTCCGGCCGACGAGGATTCCTCGGCCTTCTTCTTGAAGAATGATCCGACTCCTGCGAGGAGGGATTCGACGCCGCCTGCGCCGAGCTCGCCGATGACTCCGGGGGCGATGCCCTTCATGAGTCCTCGGACGGGCTCGGTGATGAGCTGCGCGATGGAGCCGAGCGGGTCGCGGAAGAACTCTGCGACGCCGAGTGCTGCGTCGGCGAACCATCCGGCGATGCCGCCGCCGGCGAAGTGGGCGATGCCTCCTCCGGAGAATCCGGTGGGGGCCTTGCCGGGTGTGCCGCCGGGGCGGCGCTTCGAGGCGGCGTAGTTCGCGGCAATGATCCTGCTCGGGCCGATCTGGCGGACGAGCTCGGGGACGAGGATGGCCTCGCCCGGGGAGAGCATCGCCGGGATCGTGTCGTGTCCGGGGCTGTAGCCGGGGACGATGCCGCCGCCGGCGTACTCGGCGATCCTGGGGACCGTCGGCAGGGTGAGTGAGAGGCCGATCTTGGAGGCGACCGTTTCCACCATGGATTTCAGGCCGTTGGTGTAGACGGTGTCGATGATGAAGTTCACCGGCTTTGCCGCGACGCTCTTCACCTTGTTCCACACGGACTCGATGGCGGAGCGCATGCCGTCGAAGGTGGAGGAGACGCCGCTCGACATGGACGAGAACACGCCTGTCACGCTGTCGTAGACCCACTGGACGGCTGCGCTCGCCGTCGACTTGATGGACTCCCAGACTCCCGAGACAGTGGAGGAGATGCCATTCCAGATCGAGGAGACAACGCCAGCGACTGTCGTGAACACGGTGGAGACGATGTTCCACACGGTGTTGATGTACCAGGTGACGCCCGCGACGATTAGATTCCACGCGGTCGTCACTCCTGTGGAGATCGCCGTCCACACTCCCTCGAGGAATGAGACGATACCCCCGAACACCTCTGTGGCTATTCCGGCGATCCACTGCCAGGTGCTTGCGATCTGCTCGAATACTGGCTTGATGACGCTGTCATACGCCCAGGTGAAGGCCTCGCAGATCGCGTCCCACACGGGCTTGATGACGTTGTCATACGCCCACGTGAAGACCGCTACCCATGCCTGTATGTAGAGCTTGATCGGCGTCAGGACAACGCCGACGATGATCGCGAACGCGGTCTTGAAGACCGTCACGATGCCGTCCCAGACAGCCGTGATTGCGTCCCATGCCGTCTGCAGGGGCTGCACGACGTAGGTCGAGAAGAAGCCCGATACACCGTCCCAGGTGCCCGTCCACCACGAGGAGATCGACTCCATGGCGGATGACCACGCCGAGCTGATCCAATCCACGAAGCTATAGAACGCCTCCGTGATCGCCGCCCACGCCTTCCGGCCTGTCTCCGTCTGCGTGAAGAAGTAAACGAGGCCTGCGACGAGTGCGGAGATCGCCGTGACGATCGCGCCGATCGGGTTCATGTTCATCACGAAGTTGAACGCAACCTGCGCAGCCTTCGCGAGGTTCGTGGCCTTGACGAACTGCAACAGCCCGCCAGCCGCCTTCACGGCGTTCACGGCGCCCATGGCCGCGCTCATCCCCTTGAACGCCGCCGTGCCAGCGACGACCGCAGTCACGAGTGGAGCGACGATGTCGGTGTTTTTCCCGACCCAGTCGAACACGCTTTTGAGCGCCTCAGCGGTTCGCTGAATCACCGATGGGCCATCCCCGCCGAACGCGCTGACCATGTCCCACACACTCTTGGCGAGCGGAGCGAACGCGGACGCGAGGTTCGTTGCTGCGTCCCAGCCGGACTTGAGCATCTCCCAGGCGGCCATGCCAGCATCACGCAGGTTGAACAGGAAGTCGACGAGGCCGCTGTCCTCCTCGAGGCCGAAGATCGGCCCCGAGAAGTTCCCATTGGCTAAGACATCCCAGATGCCCTGGATCGAGGGCACGCCCACGTCCTTGATCCACGCGAACCCAGCACCGAGTGTGTCCGACATCCAGCTCATGAAGTCGGTCAGCTGCGGCTTCGCGAGGTCGATCATGTCCTTGAAGCCACCGACAATCGTCGCCTGTAGATTGCCGGCCGCGTTCTCGATGCGGGACACGTCCGACGCGGCCGCGACCGCGACGTCATCAAAGCCCAGCTGCAGAAGCGCCTGGTTAAATTCCTCGGCGCTGATTTGGCCTTCCGACATGGCCTCACGGAAGTTCCCCGTGTAGGCGCCCATATCGGACAGAGCCTGCTGAATCTTTCCGGACGCGCCCGGAATGGCGTTGGCGATTTGGTTCCAGTCCTGGGTCTGTAACTTCCCAGCACCGTTCACCTGGACGAGTGCCAGGCCCAGGCTCTTGTAGGTGTCGGCCGTTCCGCCGGACACAGCGTTCAGGTTGCCGGCGGCCTCGGCAAGACGGTCGAAGCCATCGACCGAGTTTGCGGCGAGCTGGCTCGTGATGCCCTGAATGTCCGCGAGGTCGTACACGGTGCGGTCGGCATACTCCTGAGCGGATGCCCCGAGGCGCTCAATGGTCGAGTCATCGACGCCGGCGAACCGTAGCGTGTCCGCAAATTTATTCGTTGCATCTGAGGCTGCGATGGCCTCGGATGCGAACCCGCCGATACCGACAGCCGCACCCAGGAGCGCGAGGGGGCCTAGCGCCGAGGTCACGAGTCCCCCGAGCGAGGTCACCCCCGAGCCAACGAGGCCGAGCGAGGAATCAACCTCGCGGGCTTCATGCTCGACGTTATCGGCCTCTCGCACCCACCCCTTGAGCGAGGTTGTGAATCGCTCCCAGTTGGACGGGGCCTTCGAGATACGTTGGTCAAGCGCCTCGGTTGCGGCCTTCGCGCTGTCGGACGCGGCCTTCTCCTTGCGCAGAGAGTCCGCATGGTTAGCGGACGCCTGGTCGGCCTTCTTATTCGCGGCCGCCGACGCTTCTCGCGCCGAGGCCAGCGCCGACTCCGCACGAGCAACAGCCGCCGAGTCAGCAGATGAGCTAGAACGCGCGGCCGCGAGCGCACGCTCGGCACGCTCCACCGCAGAGGCGGCAGTCTCCTCCTCAGCGCGGGCTTTCGCGAGCGCCGAGGAGGACTTCTCCACCTTGGCGTGCGCTTCCTGCAGGGCTGCCCCAGCCTGCGCGGCCTCCTGACGAAGGCGAGCCGTTGACTTGCCCAGAGGATCGGCGATCGCGTTAACGAGGTCCTTGCCAGACTCGGAGACCTTCTCCTTGAATTTCTCCGCGTACTTCTTTCCCGCATCGCCAGCCACCTGCGGGAGCTGCGTGGCCGTCGCATTCTCGATGCTCTTAAAGAACCCCCGCATCGAGGGGACCACATCGACATAGACAGTGCCTGCCTGATACACGCCAGCCACGCAGACCTCCTACAGGTAGATATTCAGGTTTCTTGCGGACTCCACCCCGGCATGAGAGCCGCGAGCGCCTCGTGGGCGCTGCGGTCTCGGACGCTCGTGCGCGCGTCCTCGAGTGCGATCGCGGTGAGGCTCTCGGGTCGTGGGTAGGTTTCTTTGCCTCCGAAGGCGGAGACGAGCAGGTCGAAGATGTCCTGCAGGACTCTGACCTCGGGGGTTTGTGTTCGGAGCTGTGCCTCGGTGTCGTCGTCGTCGGGTGCTTCGGCGATCGCCATCGCGGTTTCGATTGCGACCTCTGGGTCGTTGAGAATCGCTGCGACGGTTCGGCTCGTTGAGGGCAGCTCGTCGATCAGAGTCAGGAGGAATCGGTATCGGCGAGCGCGGAACAGGCTGTATGCGTCCCAGCCCTGCTCCGCGAGGTCCGCAACGATCTGCCTCTCGTACCGCGTTAGGCGGTCGTAGAGGCGCGCCCTTCCCCCAGGGACCCGAGCGATGCCTCATAGTGAGTAGACGCCTGTCGCAGGAGGAGCAGCATCTGACGCAGGGTCAGATGCTTGGTGACGAATGCGGCGTCTTCCTCCGATAGCCACTTGTTGATAACCTCGGTGGCGCGCTTTCCGCCGCCAAGGTCGAGGAGGAGGTCTTCGCCGGCCTCGGGGCTCAGGCCCAGGGGGTCCGGGAAGGTCACGATGTGGTTGTTGATCCCGAAGGTGAACGGGGTGGCTGCTGCTGCGCCGTCGAGGTTGTTGAGGGCGGCTAGGGTCAGGGTGGGGGTGATCTTGTCTGCCATTGGTGTTCTCCTAGTTGGTATTTGTCAGTTGTCGCGGCGCTGGGTGCTGGCGGGCGGTGCGGGCAGCGTCGGCGTGGAGTCTTCCGGCTCGTCGGGCTGGGCTTCTTCCCATCCCTGTGCGCGCAGAGTGTTCGCGTCGGCTGCGTCGTCGGTAACTCGCATGAGGACGATGTCATCCCCGGCGTCCGTCTTGATCGTCTTCTTAAAGGTCAGCTGATCCATGGTTGTCCTATCGACTGTGTTCTCCTGGGGGTGGTAGCGGGCAGAGGCCGGAGGGAGAACGTCCCCGGCCCCCGCCCGCAGTATGTGTCAGACGCTGAAGCCCGTGATGTCACGGTGCTTGAGCATCGCCGAGCCGCCGTAGTAATTACGGCAGGCCGTGCCTGCGGCCTCGTCGGCGAATGCCTTGAATTCGAGGTCGCCAGTAATCGGGTCCGTTGCCTTGAGCCCGATCGTCGGCATTGAGACGAGCTTGGCGCGCGTGAAACACCAGCCCATCAGCCACTCGTCATCAGCAGGGCCGTCGGCCGCGACGATCAGCAGACGCTTCTCCGGGATGGAGGGAAGAAGCGGATCATCAAACACCACTTCTCCCGTGGTCGCATTCGCCTTGACCTGCGAGAGGTCAATGCCGTGCGTCAGGCTCAGCATCTCCTTGCGGAACAGCTCGAAGATGTTGAGCTTGATCGTCTTGGTTGCCTTGGTCAGGTCAGAGCGCACAGGCTCTGCGTAGCCCAGGCCATCGACGTCGTCCACGGACACGTCAGGCGTGATCTCTCCGCCATCGGTCGTGAAGATTCCCAGCGGAGTCCAGTCCGCGGAGAGTTGCTTCATCGCGCCGCTTGCGCCTGTCAGCGCATCCGGGACAGCGGTCGTGAGCGGTGCGACGAATGCCAGAACGTTGAGCGCCTTTCGAACATTCTTTGCCTTGTTGTGTGCCTTCTTCAGCGCTTCAATGGTCGTGGTATCGGCCATATCAGGTTCCCTTCCAGATCAGATTGGTTAGTCGGTGGGACGTTGAACAGCTTCGACGCTGAGGCCCACCACCTCAACGACGCCGTATGCAGCGCGAACACCCAGCCGGGACGACACGTCGACCGTGTCAACCCAGCCAGATGCCCCCACCACAGGGCGAGCAGACAGCACATCCGTGACCTGGTCCGCGAGCGCCTCCGCGCCGCCGACGCCTGGCCCTGTGGGGGTCTTGGCGTACACGTCGACAACGACGGAGGTGATGCGCTCGAAATCGAGGTCCTGGGATTGAGTCACGTAGACGTGAACGAGCGGCATCGGCCATGTGTCCGGGAGGCTTCCCTCCTGGATCACCCGTACTGTCTGCGCCCCCGTTGCTGAGGTGATCGCGTCTCGTAGTACCTGGACGGGGTCCGTGTACTTCATGACCGGCCTCCTCGTCGTGCACGCTTTGAGCCCGCGAGTTTCCCGAGCGTGTGGCGTCCGGGGACGCGGCGGCCGTCTCTGGTGAAGTGCCCGAACTCTACGGGCACGGCATGCGGGGCATCATTGGAGACTCTGCCTGCAGCCCTGCGAGACGAGCCGTTTCGGCGCGTCTTCACCGTGGCTGTCACAGCCTCGACCTTGTAAGCGTCCGAGAGCACGCGATCCCGTTTCGGGGCCGCTGCCTCGGCCGCAGCGCGCACCGCTTCGGCTTCGCTGACCATCGCGCGGCCGATGGCCTCGGATTGCAGGAGAGCCTCAATTGAGACGTCATTTCGCACGAACTTGACTGCCACGTGTCACCTCCGAGAGATCACGACAGCCGTGCCGCGCGGCCACGGCGAGGATGGATCCTCGACCCTCCACGTCCCGCCGAGAGGGTGCTCGGCCGGGACACGGATGGCATCCCCGACGCTCAGCGTTATTCCCCTCGGGAGGTAGAGTGTCGCGGTCTCGTCGGCCCGCTCAGAGGCTGCCTGATCGAGCAAGCCCGGCACAGTGAACTGCCCCGGCGCGATCAGGCACCCCCCGATGAGGCGCGGCTTCGATTCCTCGATGAGGTAGCCGTCCCCGTCACGATGGACGGTTCCTTCTACCTGAATCGGGGTCTTCCATTCCTCCATCACGTCAGGCCCCTCCCATCACCCAGACATGCCCGGCGCGGCGCGGGCGGTAGGCATCCGCGAGCGCCTGGTCGTCTGGGGAGAGGATGGCTTGGCCGCCCACTGCCCATGTGGCGTACTGGCGGGTCTGCGTGAATGGTCCCGTCGTCTCGGTCATTTGGGTTGCCCCTTGAGCGGCGGCGTCGGGGATGAGGAGGATACGTCGCACGCTGTCTGCGAGCTGTAGTCGCACCGCTGCGGGGACCTCGGCGAGGCCTGCCGTGTAGGTGACGACCACGAACTCGTTCGCTGCCAGTGCGACTTGGATGAAGCCGTGCCTGACGTTGTAGGGGATCGCCTGTCCGTCGTCGGTCGTGACAGCCTCGACGGAGATGAGCGGCGCCCGTGTGGGGACGACTCGTCCGCCCGCGTCGACCTTCAGGCGGTGTGTGTACTGCTCGACGGTGAATGTCTGGCGTGCGCGCGCCTTGAAGGCCTGGGCGAGCTTGTCAGCGATGAACGTTGCCCGCGCCGACTCCGAGTCTGTGAGGGGGCGGCCGAGAGCGGCCTCGATGTCCTCGACAGTTACCAGCGGAACAGGCATCGTCCCCCCTACTTCTTGGACTTCTTCGAAGTCTCCTCAGCAGTGTCGACCTCGTCGGCCGGCATGTCTTCACTCGAAGGCGAGGCGTCAGTGGGCAGCGCGTCCTCATCGGAGGTGATCTCCTTGAGGATGCCTGCCGTGATCATTGCCGTGGCGACCTCGTCCGCGAGCTCGAACTCGATCCCGTTGTCTCCCTTGACCTGCATCATGCCGCCTTGAAGACCTGGATCGCCTTGGGGCGCAGGACCGCGCCGCCGTAGACGTGCAGACCGCGAACTCGGTCTGCGAAGGTCTGCTCGGCACGCATCGACTCGGTCTTCTCGACCTGGGACACGTAGGCCACGGACGGCTTGTGGAAGGCGACGGCCATCGGCTTCGTGTTATCGAGCCAGGGGCTCGTGACCACGTCGAAGCCCAGGAGACGACCGATCGTCGCCTCACGGAGGCCATCCGTCATGTTCGACTTGTCGAAGCTGGTGAGCTTCGAACCGTCAGAGAGGAGGAACTCCTCGAACGCCGCGTTGATGAGGAGCACGCGGTCCATGGCGGGGACCTTCTCGGCCGAGAGCTTGCCGCGCAGCTTCAGGATCGCGGCGTAAGCCGTCTCCCAGTTCGTCGGGTTCGCGATGCCCGTCACCGCCGTGCCCTTGGAGGTCAGCATCGCGGTCAGGAAGGTCTCCGCGTCTTCAACGAGCGCTGCCGCCGCCGACTTGGTGTAGGCATCAAGCGACTGGTTCGCCTGCGCGGCGTCGATGTCATCGACCAGGAAGTCGAAGCTCTTCTCCTGGTCAATGGTGATCTCGATACCCGTGGACTCCACAGCATCGGGGACAGTCGTGCGCGGCACCTTAGTGCCGCCGGACGCAGTCACCGCGCCGGTCTTGTAGTCCTTAACCTTCACATCGACGATGCCGGGGATGTGAATCTTCGAGCCCGCGGTGAAGGCCTTCTCGTATTCGCGGTTGGCCATCCCGACGAGCACCGTGTCACGGCGGAAGTTCTCGAGGATGCTTGCCGACCACAGTTCCGGAATGAAATGCGTGAGAGTCATTGTGTGTCCTTTCTTGGCTCGCTTATGCGATGCCCATGATGTTGTTCAGTTGCCCGTCCTGACGGGCCTTGATGATCTCTGCGGGAGACATCTTCTTGAGGTCTTCCCGGGTGAGCTGTCTGGCAGCCCTGATCTCGTCACCACGAACTCCCGCGTCCGTCGCGGGAGCACCCTTGGGGACCTGCGCGCCTCGCCAGGCGAGGAGGCGCTCAGCAGATGCCCTCAGCTCGTCCTCTGACGAGCCAGACAGCAGGTCTGCGTCCACGCCCGTCGCTGCCGCGACCTTCGCTCGCATCGCCTCGGCCTCCATCGCTGCAGCTCGCGCCTCAGCCTTCGCCGCCGCTTCCTGCGCCTTCTGTAGCTCGGACTTGCCCTGTTCCTGAGCCTCGTCGTATAAGCGCGCCTTTTCGGAGTTTTCCTTCATCCGAGCCTCATTCTTGCGGGACAGTTCCTTCCACTTCCGCGCCTCGGCCTCCCAGTCAACCTGCTGGGCTGTATCCTCAGCGGCAGCGGAGGTTTCCTGCGCGGACGCAGCATCCCCTCCCGACTCTGCGGACGGGGCGTCAACAAATCGAAGGTAAGGACGGTGCTTCAGGTGGTTCTTCATGGTGATTCCTCCCATTCCGGGTAAATAAAAGCCCCTCACCGTTACGGCTCCGGGGCACTCACCTCACGCAACGCGCAAGGAAGTCTGGTATTCTTGTTCCTAGGGACGGGCATCCCCCCTGGACTAGTTGTGAAATAATCAACCGACAGAACGTCCGGGCAATGGGGCCCGTCCCTTTCATGCGAGTGGGATTTCTTCGAAATGAGCCCCATCATCCGACATCACGAAGAGACGCCGTATCTGCCCGTCTTGGACTCGTTGGTTATACAGCGATAGCTGTTTTCGTAGCTTGCTGGATAGTTTGCGTTTCCCCAGGTCAATAACGAATACGTCTTTAACTACCCCGTGATTGTCACGAGCGTTAATGACCGCATCCTGGATGTGTATCCTGATCGTTCTGTACTTTGTGCTCGTGCTCTTCAACTCGCAGGCAATGCTGTTATTCGTTTCCCAGTAGAAATCATTCGTTGATTTACGGGTTACTAAGTCCCGTCGAATCCATTTCGCCCGCTCGCCCCTCGCTTCGAAGCGTTCCAGGAAGTCGATCTCATGAGACTCAAGGATTTCCTGCCCGAACTTCCCATCCGGGGCCAACGCCGAAAGGTCTGACTTCAAACGCTTTTGGCGTGCCAATCGCTGCGCAGGGCTCTCCGGAGGCTGTTCCTCTCCTGATGTTCCACGCTGCGCTTTCGGGGGCTTGGGAGGCTTAGGCGGTTCGGACTCCCCCGCCTTGGGCTTAGGCTTGGCCTTGGGCTGCGCCCACGACAGTGTTGGCCCATACTCGCCGTGTTCGCTGACCGTCAGGAGCTTTCGGTAGTCCGGTGTACGCCCACCCCGGTCAGAGACACCGAGGCGGTCCGCCGTGATCTGGTGGACTTGTTCGAGCAAGTCCTCGTCAATCACCTGATTGACCGCCAGGCCCGGAGGAAGAGGCTGCACCCCACAGTCACATCCCGGGTGAATCGGCAGTAGGTCACCACGGTAATAGCGCTGCGTCGACGCGACCACACACAAGGCGCAGTTCTCTCGCCCCGTGAGCACACGCCGATAGAACTGCCCCTCCTCCGGGTAGCCCCGCATCGACTGCCGAGACGCATGCACCTTCGCCAGCTGCATGTCCCCACCGATCAGCTGCGTGAGCCGCAGCCGCCCCTCAGCCGCAGCCTGCGGCAGAGGCTTGCCAGCCGCGAGCGCGGTGTACACGTCAACAGCTGGGCGACGATAGACGACGCGCGGGTCTACGCCGCGAGCGCCGCGAATCTCGTCCTGGTCGATGGACGGGAGGACGACCTTCCAGCCGAGCTCGTGTGCGCATCGCGCGAGATATGCGCGGGTCAGGTCAGCGATGCGGAGCTGCCCGGCGGTGACCCTGGGGACGAGCGCGTCGATCATCTCCTCGACGGCGCTCGCCCGGTAGTTCGGCATCGAGTCCCAGTACGCCTCGCCGAACTTCGTGATCTGTGAGCGCACGGCGTGGACCTTGGAACTGTAGACACTCGTCAGGTCGTCCAGGCCCGTCATGATCACTTCTCCTCAAGGTCGGCTGACTGCGTCTCAGGCAGACGCAGAGCGACGGGCACTGCGCCAGTGAACTTGATTCCGTCGAGGCCAACGACCTGAGCCGCTGACTCCGGTGCGACGCCCGCGCGGATCGCGGTCCCGAGTGCGTCGAACTTGGTTTTCAGCTCAGAAGGATCCCCCCGTGACCGGAGGCTGCGCCTCATCGGTCGGCTGGGGGTTGTCCTGCAGGGCGAACGCGAGAGCCAGCTGCTCTTCGGCGCGGCGCTGCTTGTCCTGAGCGATCTGCTCCGGCGAGTAGCCGAGGATATTCCTCTGGATCGTCTCCAGTGCCTCGCCCGCGTTGCGCGCCTGAACTGCTGCGGCGTACTTCTCCGTGATAGAGACCGCGTGAGGCGGGACGAACAAGACCTCGACGGTTTCGGTCTCGTCAAGGTCGATTCCCTCGACCGCGAGCGCGCGCACCATGAGGTAGGCCAGTGCCGGCTTAAAGCGCTCGATCCGGTCCTCAGCCTTGGACAGGAGCGCCTTCTGCGGCTGCTCGGCGCCCGACGCGGACTGGTTTGCCGAGTCTGGCAGCATGATCGACAGCGGGGTCGATGTCTCGACCGCGAGCTCGCGCCAGTCGTCCTTCGTGGCGTTGAGGATCTCGGTGATCTGCGTCTGGGAGGACTCCCAGATTTCGACGCCGGGAGGAAGCTCCCAGAGGGCGGCGGGCGACGGCTCGAAAATCTTCTGGTAGTCGATCTCGTTCCCGGCCTCGTCCTCAGCGGGCAGGCCTGCCGATCCTTCGGCGCTCTTGAGCGCGCGCTGCCGGAACGCCTGCATCGAGATAATGACCAAGCGCTGCAACGTCTGCCAGTTGATGCGGTCGATCAGGTCGAGCACGTTCTCGAACTCGCCCTCGCCGAAACGGTTCTCCAGAACGACGACGGGCGGCGCTCCCTCGAACGACTGCTCGCCGCCCTCGTCCTGACGCCAGCCGGACGAGACAGTCGAGATCAGGGCCTTCGAGTCACTGTAGGCAGAACGGGAGAACGCCGTGCGCTTCCCGGGCGTCCACATCACCAGATGATCGATGCCCGCCGCGGAGTCTCGCCAGACCTTCACAGCCGCGAGCGCACGCCAGGGCCGGACCGGATCCGGCTCCACGTACATGTGCTCGGGTCGCTCGTAGGTCACGCAAGCGTGCCCGTCCTCATCTTGTGTGACGAGTAGGTAGCCGCGACCGAGGGTCGCGGCGTCCCAGATCGCGTCGGAGAACGCTACCTTGAGTCGGTTGTCTCGCCAGATCCTGGCTGCTGCCACCGCCGCCGGCGTCTTGTCGCTCGCGCCGACGGTCACACCGTTCGGAATGAGTCGGTCAACGAGCGCAGCGACGACGAGCTTTCCGGGGCTCGTGCGCGCGCGACGCTGGAACTTGAGCCAGGCCTTCGCCAAGTTCGGCCCCATCTCCGGTAGGGGACTGGTGCCGTTGGTGTAGGAGCGCAGCAGGTCTGTCCTGGTGCGCTCCTTGTCCATCTTGGCTGTGAGGTAGGAGAGCCACTCCTCGGGGGTCTTGGTCATGAGGTGGGGCCTCCTTCCCCAATGCGTTTGTTAGTAGAGTCGTCGCGGAGCGCGGCGTGCCGTCGGCCTGGCCGCGCCCTTACCGACCGCGTCGAGGCCAGCCTTATACGCGAACATCGCGCCCCAGGTCGCGTCAATCTTGGAGTAGTCCTGATCGTCGGCGGGCTTGACGAGCACGTAGCCCGCCTGGCGCGGCGACTTCCTCGCGTTGAGGAAATGCGCGGTCATCGTCGGATCGCCGTCGTAGGTGATTAGTCCCTGGTGAATCGCGGAGAGCAGCTGAGCGAAGTTCTCGCACGTCTGAGAAACGTTCCGCTGCGGATAACGGATCGGCTCCGCAGCGCTGATCTTCGCCCGCAGGCGGCGCGAATACTTGGCCTCCCAAGTCTTGACATCCTGCGCCCACCCTGCCGACGGGTCGGCGTAGAAGCCAACCACGTTGTACCGCTCGAAGGCATCGCGCACGGTCTGCTCGATCTCCAGGCGCGGCGGTTGCCAGCCCTCACCCGCAGGGCCGTCGGGCTGTGTCCAGATCCCCACCTTGAACAGGTGCTTCTGGGCGATCGAGTATCCGATGAGGACGGTCGCGTCGGCGATGCCGATCTTCCGTCCTTCCGACCCGTCGAAACCGAGCGTGATCGGCTCTGTCGACGAGATCGTCTTGCCGTGGTCCTCGATCGCTCGAAGTTCCGGCATCGTGAGCCACGCGTCGGACGCACTGTTGATCTGGTTGAGGAAGTCGGCGCACATGTCAGCCGGATCGTTATCCGGATGCCAGAACGAGTCAGCGATTCGTTCGAGGTCCACCCAGCCGGGCTCGCACTCTGGATCGTGGATCGCGCAGCCGCGCGGATCCCGAGCCGAGTCGCCGTAGGCGATCCGCAGGCCCTCGATGAGGGACTCGCGGTCCGTGATGTCCGTGTCGAGCGGCGCCTGCCTGTGGTCGTAGTAGAGGCCTCGCGAGGCTTCCTTCTTGACCTTCCCGGCCTTGACCAGCTCATAGAACCGCGCCGTATTCTCAGCGACCGAGCGCTCTCCGATCGTGAAAGCGTTCGGCGTCTCGATCGTCAAACCGCCGAGCTTGTCCGCGTTGGACCGTAGCGTCTTGGCGAGCTTCGGCCCACCATTGCCCGGGAGCCAGGTCTCGGTCTGGTCCATAACTGCCATAACGGCTTTGGCACCCTTGACGGAGGTCGCCGAGGACGTGCGCTTCTCGATACGTCCACGGCGCAGGGCGACGAAGCTATCCATCGGGTCGATACCGTACTCGTCCTCAGCTGGCGAGCCCCTCAGCATCTCCAGGAGCGGATCCCACGTGTTCGCCGTCTGATCGTCCGTCGTTGCCGTGACCTGCACGAGCGGCGTTCGCCGCGTCGACCACGGCACACCGACCGGCTGGCCCTCCGCATCCCACCCGTCGCACAGGACAGGCCCCATCGCTTCGGCGCAGCAGATCGCCGCGAGAAACGGGGACTTGCCCCAGCCACGAGGCCGGGACAGAACGGCGCGCTGCTTGAGCCTGCGCCCGGTCTGCGGGTCCAGCTCGTACACATGCACGAGGAAGTCGAGCTGCTCCTGCGTTGGCACGAACGGGATCATCTCGTCCTTGTCCGGCGTCAGCAGGAACGCTGTCATCCAATCGGCGACGTCATAGCCGAGCGTGGGAAACTCGTCCTCTTCGTCGATCGGCATCCAGGGCATTACTGCACCGCCTTGAGGACTGTCTTTCGCCCCCTCGCACGAGACGAGACCGGCAAGGCCTCAGCCGACGGGCCGTCATCTTCCAAGCCGTCCGCGACCGCGAACTGGATCCGCAGCCTAGCGCGGTCCTCGGGCGTCGCACCAAACTTAGCGACGCGCAGACGAAGCTCAGCCGCGACCTTGAAGTCACCCTTCCAATACAGGGCATGCAGATACGCCGTGTCCATGAGGAACGCCCAGTCGGTCTCGGTGTACTCAGCGGAGAGAGGCGACTCGCCCCACATCTTCCACCAACGCTTCGTGATCGTCGGCCAGTTGAAGCGCTTCTTCTTCGGCACGCCGAACTCATCGACGACGACCTGCTCGATAGTCGGAAGTGCCGGCTGCTCCACAGGCTGAGCCGTGATGATCCGGAGCACCTGCGGATCCTTATTCCGACGAGCGCGCGAGCCTTCCGGCTTCGGCGCAGGACCGCGACCAGCCACACAGACCACCCCCAACCTATCTGCGGAATAACAACGAAATAAGCGTTACAATAAGAGACATGAAAACGTGCGAACAATGCGGCCACCAGCTCAAAGCCTGGGCGCGAGCCGACGCGCGCTTTTGCTCGACCCGCTGCCGAGTCGCTCATCACCGATCAACACGAGCCGACGAAGCCGCCGGCCTCCCCGCCGAGCTGACCACCCGCGCCCGCTGGGTCAACCACGTCAACAAACGCCCCATGTGCGCACGCACGGGCGCGTGGGCATCCGTCACCGACCCGACGACCTGGAGCACGTACGAGGCCGCGAGCGCGACCGGCGCGCCCCTCGGCTTCGTCCTCGGCGACGGCGTCGGCTGTATCGACCTGGACGCCTGCCTCGACGAGAACGGCATCCCCAACGAGGCGACTCGCACGCTGCTCGCGTACTACGAGGGCTCCTACGTCGAGATCTCCCCGTCCGGACGGGGCCTGCACATCTGGGGCACCGCCGCCCCACGCCGCGGCTTCAAGCGCGAGTGGAAAGGCCAGCGGATCGAGTTTTACTCGACAGGCCGATATATCACCATCACCGGCAATGTGTACCAGCCGGGAGCGCTCCTGCCCCTCTGACCACCCTCAGAGCACCCACCCTCCGATGCGCTGTTTCGCGTGGCACATCAACGAAAAGTGCCCCTCGTAAAATCCCCAGACCCGTACAAACTTAGATCTGTCTCTTATAAACAGTACCGAGTCAACGAGACCAGAGGCAATCTCGTATGCAGTCTACTGCATGAAAAAAACAAGGACAGAAATT